CCACCTAAGTGGTCTCCACCATTGTACAACTCTTTTACTCCATGAAATCCTATTTTGAACAGATTATCTCCGTCCACTAATAATGTTTTAATCACAACTCGTGATTTAAATGTGAAACAATATACTAATCTTCTTTTTCTTCCATCAGTGTAAAATCACCATCGGAACCAATAATATTTTTCCAATAATCGGCATATTCTTTTTTGTAGGATTCGATGGATGCCTTTTCTTCAGCAGCCTCTTTACCGGCCAAAAATCCATGAGGGGTTACAATAATTTTTCCATCTTCATAACCAAGACCATTAATGTGGTTTTTCATCACAGATACTTTGGTTCTGATTGCAAACTTAATACTTCTCTTATCTTTTGTTGCAGTAATCTTATTAGTTCCCGCTCCTTTTTGATTTCCAAATAAGAATACCAATGATGAGTTTAACCAAATAGCTTCACCACCTTTTGCTTTAATTTTTGGTTGGCCGAAAGGATTGTCAGGTAATTCAACCCAAGGTTGATTAACAATAACCAAAGTGTTTTCATATTTTGAATCAGCTTTACGTGAACCTGAAATACGTTGGTTGATACCCATACCAATTTTGTCAGCCAAAGTGGATGCGTTATGTTGTTTTCCACCTTTACCTTCAAAGGTCATTTTACAAGGGACAGAACCAACTGAATCCCAAAGGAATAATAAACTATAATCTAATTCACCCTTCTCTTGAGCATCCAATAAACTATTGATATAGTCAGTAATCTGTTCAATATAGTCGAAGTTATTATTGAAGATATAAAATCCATCCCAATCCAACTCTCCAGTTTCCTCATCAACAACTTCTTCGCATTGAAATCCCATAAGCTTAGCATGTTCAAAACTCCACTTCTGCTCTGTAATAATAAACACAGGAAGAATCCCTTTTTTCTGAGCGTCGACAGCTGTTTTAACCAACGCGGTAGTTTTACCTGTATCGGAATGACCCAAGAACATATTGAGATGCCCGATAGCTGGGCCAGGAAGCCCAACAGCATCCAAAAAGTCAGGACCTAAGTCGAAAAATCTTTGAGGTTTATATTTTGCAGATGTTGAAAATTTTTTTTTCAAACTTTCAAAGTCATTCTTCTTGATTGCCATAAGGTTTGTGAGTAAAACTCGGATACCCATTAAGTATCCGAGTTGAGTTGTTTAATTAGAACGGTAAATCTGATGATGGTTCATCGTCCATCTGTGGATCTACATATGAGGATTTCTTGGAACCTCCTCCAATAAATGTTTCTTCAACCGAACTATCACCGTAAACGTAACCACCTTTTTCTGAGTCCCATTTAGGAGTTTCTCCTCTTGCAATTGCTTCAAGGTAATCAACAGGTTTTTTGGAATAAACGTCCATCCATGTCAATTCATCTTCAATCCAAGCTTTTGCCTGTTGCTTGTCTGTATGTACTGGTGCTGGATCATCATACATAATAGTTGATACTGTTGTGTATTCTTTACCCTTTGGAGTTTTTGCTTTAGCGAGTTCAATGACTAAATCTCTACCATTCGTAGGGTCGGTGATATCACCTTTGTTTCTCCAAATAGGAATAATTTTGTCGAGGATACCATCATTCTTGAAGTTGTGTTTGAATCTCCAAAACTTTGGTCCGTCTTCTTCGTGGTCTCTATCAATTAGTTTAACAATATAGAATTTACGAGACTTGTACTGTTTCGCCAATTCTTTGTCAGATTCTTTACCAGTTGACATTAACTCTTCGTAAACCTCATTCAAAGGTGAACGTTCGTTGTCATTTTTTCCTGGATCGTAGAATTTCTGCCACTGTCCACCAACTTGGATTTCGTGATACCAAGCTTCTTTGAATGGTGATGAACCATCTGGTGTAGGTAGAATTCTAACTCTCCTTTGTCCTGATTTCTCTTTATCTCCTAAGATTAAAGCGAAATACTTTTTCATTCTTTCGTCTTGCGACATTTTCGATTGGGCCCCGCCCCCTTGCTGATTTTTTTCGTACTGTGCCAATACGGCGTCTAATGAACTCATAGTTTTTTAAGTTTTAAAATGATAAATTATATAAACAAATATAACCAAAACTAAGAATAAGTCAAATAAAAAAGGTACCCGAAGGTACCTTTCAAACGTTCAATCAGATTTTATCTGAAAGACGTTTTATAGACTTCATTATCTAATCCTCCACCAGGTTGGAATGAATTTTTAATGTCATTTACATTAATATCCGTGACTTCGTCTGAAGTTAAAACATAATCATTTTTTCCCGTTTTTTCCATTTCTTCGGACTTATCATCGAAAAATTGTGAAAGTTTTTGACTAAACGGATAAGAGTCATATGTTCTTAATTCTAATTTCTCTTGTGGAGTTTTCTCTCTGTATTTTTCGATCTTATTTTCGAGGGAGTTAAGTTTGTTCATGATGTTGTCCATCTCACTCAACTTAGATTGTAAATCATTAAGTTGATTGAATAAGTTGTTAAAATACTCTTCTTGTTTTGTTTCTATATTTTTTTGTGAATCAACTAATTCGGTGATATCCAATTCTTCAGTACCACTTTCTTCAGTTCCTTCTTCAGATTCACCTTCATCGTCAATTTTTTCGACATCAGGGTCCGACTCAACATCTATAGGTTGTGGTCCAGATCCTTGCTCAGGAGGCAACGGAGGTGTTGCTCCAGCGGGTGGTGGAGGAGGAGCCGCTCCTGGTGCAGGTGCTAATGCTCCTAAAGCATCTGCTTCAGGTGTTGCTCCTACTTGTTCTAAAATATACTGATTGATTTTTCTATGTCTTTCAATCTCCTTGATAATTTTTTTATCTAAACTCATGGTTTAACCGTTTAATAAAGTTTTTATTCCGTTGGCGGTTTCTACTCTAACCTTTCTGTTGGCTGTAGTTTGATGACCCGCTCTTTCGATAAGACCGTCTCTTTCTCTTACTGTGTAACAATCTCCTGTATCCAAGTCACAAACTTGTTTGGTTCCGTCTCCATTGTCTTCTTGTGAAAATCTTACAGATTTACCAAGATAATTGTCTAATGCTGATTTAATGTTCATAAGAATCTTTTTATATAAATATGTTGTTATGTTATAAAATAATTTTTCCTGATGTTACATTGAAAGGTTCATTCGGTAATTCTGATTCTATATACCTAATTGCCAACTGAAATTCTCCCAATGCAGAAACTCTTATCAAGTTGGTATATTTTGTGTTAGGCCCATTTGTAATAGTAATCGTCATAGTATCTATCTCAGGTACTCTTACAATTTCAGTCTTTAATACCGTCAAGTTTGTAGTTGGAGTAAGTTGATAAGTATAATACCCTCCGTTTGGTTTTTCGATATTGTAATAACTATTACCATTAAAGTTTGGTAAACCACCAGAGTTTGTGTCTGAAACTAAACTAAGTCGACCCTTTCCTCGTTTGACCACACTTGGAATATTTAACTCGAAGGTAAAATTAAGAGTAACATTTTCCGAATTCACCGATCTATCATCAGGAAGTGCGGTCAAAGTTATAAACACAATAGTCTTAGTAGTGCTGATTTTGTAATCATTTAAGTTCAGAAGTTCAATCATTTGTTGTTCATTTACAATAAATTCTTGTTGGTCTTCCGAAACAAATTGTTCAAGTTTTTGGTTATCTAACTTTTTAACTTGATTTAATTTGATGGTATTATTAGGACCTTCTACAACTTCATTAATTGTGTAACTGTATAAATTAGTTTCACTAATTTTCCATCCCGTAACTTCGGGATTCACTCTAACCACTAACTTAGAAGTACTTCCTGTCTCATCTTTAACCTGTTTAGTTTCAATTAAAGGGATTGGTCCAGTATTTTGTGGGTTAGGGTTTGAACCAAGAATATTTTGTTGTGATATACTTAATTGTTCTTGAGAATTCTTATTTGCATATCCTCCCGGTGATGATGTTTCATTTGGTAATGATGGATTGAATGTAAAGTCAACCAAACTTTCGAATGTTCCATATTCTGTAGTAATACTTATTCTTCCAGTTGCAACACTTTGCCCCTCAGGAATTTGAACTGCAGGTAGAGTAAATCTCAATGTCTGAGGGTTGAACACAGTAATATCTTTTAACTCAACATCTTTGTTTATAACTCTGATTGATTTTACAGATTCGAAATTTCGTCCATTGACTTGGACAATTGTACCTGTATTTCCAGCAGAAGGAGAGAATGTAGATATTACAGGTGGTGGACAGGTTTGTCCTACATTCGGTGGAATTGGTGATGGTGTTGGTGTAACTCCTGGTGTTTTACCATTATTTTCTGTTTTATCAATTTGAACTTTGAATTCAATAGACAAAGAAGTATCTGTTAATCCTGCCTCTACGGCCGATTTAAGTCCTTCATACATTGTATCTTTGGTTTGTTTAAAAGTACCAACATTTGAGTCATAATAACTTTCTGATATATTTGTCGTTGGCCAATAACACACATAGTACTTAACTAATCCAATATTTAATATTAACGGTATTCGTGGTGTTAATCTACTTGACATAAAATTTATGTATGAATCCAAAGAACTAAAATGAGCAATAGGCTGAGAAGAATTAGATGATGGGCTCGTTTTAATATTCACACAAGTATAGGTTTTTCCCAAAAGTGAAACTTGAGCTCCCCAATCAGTTGTTAATGGTAATGTTGTCAAATTATAATTCCAACTATTAAAACTTCCGATTTTTGTGTCCGCATCTGGTTGAAATGTTCTGACATATGAAATACAATATATAATAGTTTGTAGAGTAGGATTGTTTGGTATTAATCTTTTTAGAGCATCTGCCAACTGTTTAGGAGTAATGTTGGTTGGTATTCCGTTATCCGCGACATATCCACCATTTAAATAAACGGATTCAGTTATTTTGGACGTACAGGAATTTGTTGTATCCAAAGTATTATTTGCCTTCTGTACTACTTGTGTTGACTTGATATTGTTTGTAGTTGCACTAACCGTGACTTGGTCTTTATTAATTTTCAACAATTCCTCAAGTTTTGTAATTAAATTTTGATTAATACTTTGTAAGAAACTATCAATCGCAGGCAAATCAAAGATACCTTGTCGGATACCATCAAATGTAGTTTGAAAGGAACCAGGTTGAATTGAGTGACTAACACTAGTAATCATGTATGGCCCATTAAACATTGGAACATGTCTAACATTAAAATACATTGTTGGTTGTATTAATGCATTCCCTAAACTTGTGACGGAAGATTTATAGGACCTGTTTTTGTACAAATTATACAAACCATTATTCTGAGTAGCAACAGATCTACCAGACGCTTGGTCTACCATGTTTAACTGAGTATTTATCGCTTCAGAAGTTGCAACTCCATTATCTTGAGAAACTGTGAACGAATAAAATATATTTTGATTTCTAGTCCCAACATCAACGTTGAATCCAACACATTTGTTAGACTTATCATAATCTTTTTTTCCATCTAAATTTTCTAAAAGAGGATTTTCAGACGCCCTTCTCATATCAAAGGCATCATCCCTAAATCTAAAATTCCCTTTAGGTAAATTCAGATACTGTGAGGGTTTTCCAACGTAAAAACAAACCAATTTTGGGCCTGAATCTCTATAATCCACGTCTAAAAATGTCCCCCATAACTTATTTGCAAATTGTAATGACCCTTCAGGTTTTGGAATTGAAGTCCCACCCACATCTTGTACGTTATAAAAATTAACATATGCTGGTAATGGCATCACTGTAAAATTATTCTTTATCAAAATTCCACTTATGAACGTAAATACACTCATAGCTTGATTAAGTGAATATTCTCCTGGATTTCCACCAATACCAAACATGTACTTCAAATCGAATATATCAAGTAAAATGGTATCTCCAATGTTTCTTGATGCTCTATCCAAAAACAACATGTCTTCGAATAAAGTTTTGGTTGTGTAGTCTCCACCAGCAACCCACTTATCATTTAAGGCTTTAAAAACTTCATAATTTTCAACCTTACTTTGTTCCCCCGTTATTACACTGTTAATAACACGTTCAGGTAATTGTTGTTGATTCGGAAGGACTTTTCTTAATCCTGTTAGTACCCCATTTAAAAAATTATTTTGTAGGCCAACTTCTTGCTGTAAATACTGATTTAATTGAGTTTGGAATTGTGAGGCACTTATACTTGGGTTAACTAATTTTTGTGTTGCATACATTTTGATAATTGGTGCCAACAATGTCACATTTTGACTTGTAAACTCAATATTATTATCTATGAAAAAGTCGGTAATATAAGACCCAAGAGAACTGTATCTTACATTAGGTATTGTTGAAAATCCTACTTCAGTTTCAAGTGCAAGCCACGCTTGTCTATTATTAGCTTGAGATTGACTCAATGTCAAATCACTACCAGATTGTGGTAAAGAGTTCGGAACATATGGTTTGAATGTAATTGGGTCAACCACCGCTTCAGAATTGTTGTGAGACAAATAAGAATCAAATATTCTCCTTTCATAATTTGAAGGATTACCATATTTGAATACAATATCATATTCCATAAAAGACCTTATCCCACTTTGAAATAAAGTATACTGATTATTAATTGTATTTGTAAAATATTGTTCGTCTGTTTCACCTTGAACCTTTGTGGGAACTGTCATTAAACTTTTGAATAGAGATTGAAAGTTTTTAAAGTTAGCGTTCAAATTCACTGTAGACTGTCCAAAAGTTGACACATCCCTACCAACAGTTGCATTACTTATTGGTTTACAAAAATTTAAAAACTCCAATTCGAAAACATCCAAAATTTTCTTTTCAAAAACTGAGAATATTTCTTCAATTTTTGTATATCTATCTTGAGTTAAAAAGTGTAATGGGGGTTGTGAGGTTGAACCCGTTGTAATAAAATTTAAGTAGGAATCTGGTTCAGGAAACGCCAATTGGTCATTGTCAAAATATCCGAAGTTTGGTGCCGGCCATAAACATCTCACAGACCCATTATAAACACTAGAATTATTAGTTAAATTCACAGAAGTAGTTGGAGTTGTTGTCTCATTTGTAATACATGAATTAACAGTTTGATTAAATGGTGTACCGAAAGAAGGTATTACAAAATAATCTCCACTCTTAGTGTTATCTTTAGGATTACAATCGATAGGGACTTCAGGACTAAGATTAGGTAATAATACTGACCACGTGTTCAATCTCAAGTTTTTATCACCCTGTTTAGCATTTACTATATTCGAGGAACTAAAATTATATATTTTCATTCCCGCATTAATACTATTTTGAATTTCAGCGTCTGTATAATTTTGATACAAATCATATCCATTATAAAAAACACTAAAGTCATTAATTATTTTAGGATAAAATCCTAATTGCATCTTAACATCAGAATCAGTTTCACTTTGTAGTTGGATATTGGTTTCCAATTCTGAATATTTGAAAGAATATGTTTGAGTAGTTGAACTTGTCGGTGGATAATAATTCCCCGCATAATCAAAGTTTTTCCAAGCACTTTGTAATATATCAATGTTGGATTCTTTATACTTTTTATATCTATGCCATATTGACCCATATTTTAATATCCAAGCATATGGTAACTTGTGTATTGCACCAAATTTTTTAAGTGAAGAAGATATATAATCTAAATCTGAAACGACATCATTAGAAACTGATTTATATTTTTCTCTCAAAGTTGCTAAGGGCAATGAATTTAAGAATAAGTAAGCAGCTTGAACATATGGATAGGGATTTTCAGGAATTCTCGAATTGTATACTCCGTTTTGAATTGCATTTACAAAGTAAGGTGTATTCAACATTGAAGTGGTCCGTTTAAATGTAAACGCAAGATTGATTCCAAAAACTGAAGGGAGAATACCATCTATGTATCCTTCTGTTGCAATAAAATTATCAGGTTGTCTTTGGAAATAAAATACATTTAAATCAACGTTTCCTGAGTTGAGAGCTCCATCGGTTGAGGCCTCGATAGAAGGATTACGATTTAATAGATATGAAAAATTTGTTACAGGTCTGTTAGTAGTATAATCATAAACATCAGTGAAATTAGAAATTATTTTTCTTGGTTCAAAAATAGTTAAAGATTTGTTTGTACTATAAACTTGATTAGAAAACGCACTATTTCCTTGGTTCAAATTATTCAAACACCAAGTTGGGTCAGTATAAGGTAAGGTGTCAACAATCAAAGGAGTATTGGAAGCGTTATTCAGTAACAATCTTAAAGCATCAGACTTTGTAGAAACTTGTGGGATTTTACCAAGATCCAAAGCACTTAAAATAGCAAAAGAATTTTCAGTAATTCCCTTGATATATGGTGTCACGAAAAAATCTCTAATATAATCTTGATACGCCCTTCCAGTACCCGAATTAGATATTGTTCTAAGAAAATTAGGATAATTGGTTGCATCAAGATTAAAATTTTTAAGTTTCAATGTTAGATAAGGTGAACTAATACCAAGTTTTGTTTGAATATTGTTAACTTCAGTTTCAATATTCAACTTGATTAATTCATCAACTTGATTCAAATTGGCTCTTACTAATCCCGAATAATGTGATGTTAAAAACTGTCTTTCCCATATCTCATAGAAAAATTTTACCTCTTCTTTATTTGCATATGGTATACCCGTAGACGGATATTCAATCGCATTGATATTAATTATGTTTGTATCACGTTCATTATCTAAAGGTGGAGGGGCAGATGGATTCTGAAACTTTTGGGTCAGTCCCTTCATATATTCCTCCACAAATTCAACTTCAGGCCATTTGTCATAAAGGTAACCTTGAGTAGTATCCACTACTGATGGGTCCGCCAAATATTTCAATTGAAATCTACCTTTTTTATCATCAGGTGTTTCCACGAAATATTGTGGCCATGGATAAACAGGTATTTCAGAATTGTTTACGATATCATCGAGTTGGTTCTGATTCACTAAATTGTCAGAGACCCTTACTACTTGGTCTACAGTTTCAGAACTTGGGGCTGATGCAGGATTATCCAATATTGCTTTTTTTCTAACAGGATCGTATTTAACATTCCAAGCGTTTGTATGTACATCATCTAATAACCTTATAAATCCTTCAGTAGACGCCATTATGACCGCAATAATATTTCTAACGGTAGGAGTAAAACCAATACCGGTTGCGGTATCTTCTATTTTTCTTAACAGTGCTGCCGAAATTTTACTTTCATAATCTGAAAGTTTTTTATTCGCTTGTGTTTCAAGTAAATTAATTTCTTTATCGAAACGTCCATCTCCCTCAAAGATAAACCATTTTTGTGGTACCTCATTGTATGTTTTCTTACCCTCAAATGCACTCTGTTCAATTACTGGTTTCCACAAGTAGGAAAATGAATTTTGCACTTTAAGTATATCTTCTTCTGTTGGATTAGTAATTCCAGTTTGGACTCTAACCGTTTCCAACCAATCAATTTCTGTTTTTGGTGGGGGTCCTATCACAATCATACTTGATTTTATTGGGTTTGGAATTGAATCAGTACCTCTCGCTCCTAAAGTAGGATTTTCTACCAAAGAGCTATTATACTTAACAATTTCACCATTCAACTCTGAAATTGCAGTATCTTTTACCGACTGTGCTAAATCTTTGAAGATATACACATTTTTATTTCCTATCAAAACTATAGGTTTCGGGTTAATAAAAGTGTTGAACCAAGAGTTAGTTGCACCTCTAATCCTACTAAAATATTGTGTTAATATCCCCTTATAATTTCTTATGTTTGTTAGTGATTCTACTTCTGTCTTGTCAAATGAATTTACTATGTTTTGTTCAAAACTCTCCAACTTATTCATTAGTTGAACTAATGTAAGCTCCGGAAAATCAGGATTAATTAACCCTTTTGCCTTATATTCACTATAAACTTCAACAATTTTTTGATACCCTTTTTCCGCAACAATTTGTGTTACTACCGCCTCATTTGACCCTAAATTATTTGCCCCTCTTTCCGCTTGAGTACTAGCCTGTGATTCCGCAGACTTGTTTGATTGTTGCGGACCATCAACGGTCTGAGTAATATCAAATCTTTGGCTATACATGTGTGGAGCGGCTAAGAGGTGTCCCATAGCGACTTCATTTAGAATATTAAATTTATATCCCTTGAATTGTAATCGGACCAAATAGTTTCCACTGAAACCATTGAAGGATGCGTGAAATTTCTCCAAATTCAACTGATACCTTACCGCTTGTCCATAGTACCCTTTCAATGTGAGATAAAATTGTGGATATGGTAAATTAAAGAAAGCAGAATATGGAGAATTGTCACCTAATTCAAATAATCCTTTCCCTTGGACATCTTCCAATAATATTTCTACTGAAGGTATGAAACTAGTATTTGTTGAAATATTAATTGATGTAATCCCCAACAACCCATTATCAATAATATTTGTTTCGTCCACAACTGTATTTCTGATGTAAGCATCTTGTCCTTCTGTTCCTTTGATTCCAATTTCTTTCGGTTGGTTTTCCCCATTGAATTGTGTTGAATTTTCTCCAGTCAACTGGTCATAATATCCCGTTCCTAAATATGAATTTTTTGTTGGTTTTAAAAAATTAATTTTTGCAACTGAAATTGTCCTAATTCTATCTTCAGGGCTACCTCCCGCAGCTAATTTGGTTCTCGGTAAGACATCCGCCTCCAAATTAGCATACATTACAAGATTCTCGTGGTCAACAAGTCTTTCACTAATATTACCAAAATCATCTATGGTTTTATTAGGGTCAACCACAATAATATTGTTGTAGTCAAATTCTACTAAAATATTTCCGCTTGTGTCCGCTTGTATGTTACCTGCCATAATAATAAAAATGATTTTCTAATGCAGCCTTATAGTCTTGTAATGATGGTAGTAATGGAAATGGGATAATCAATACCGCCCCATCATAAATGTTATTTTCAAGACCTCCGAATTGAGGATTAGCCTGAAGTATCAACCACCCGAATACTGGAGAATTATAAAATTCTTGAGATACTTTATCTAACCTACTTTTAGCTACTTTATATATAAATGCTTTATCAGTTGGTTTTGAAGGCAAGTAGACAAAGGGAACTACAGTTTGGTCCCCATTAATTAGAAAATCACTATATCGGTTATAATATTGATATGCCATTAGTTAAGTTTTGCTTTTGATATTAGTGCCCCTGTTGTATTACCGTCATCATCATTCCAAGTTAATACATTTGTATTCTGATTTGTCGTATTTCCCAACCCTTTTATCATATTTTCTTGTGATTTTTTCTTTCCATCATCTAAAAGATTTTCCGTAGTAAACGTCAAATTCCTTTGTTTAACATCAAATGGTGTATAAATTAAATAATCTTTTAAATCATTTTTTTCTAAGTTTTCGATAAATGACTTTGTAATATTATTCTCCTCCAAGAAAACAGGTCTTGCAATTCTTAACCAATATGTATCAAATATGTCTTCAATGTCAACAGACCCATTACCAATTAGTGCTTGGTTTCCGAGTATGTTTCCGATTAATTGTTGTTTGAAAGTTTCATATTTTTTATCATCAATTACATCATCAGAAATTATCATATAGACTCTTCTGAATGGATAATTTTCTACATTATCACTAAACAAAGCACTTGTACTAAATGGAATAAAAACCTTTTGAACTGAAACCTTGTCTGATTTACCATTTATAGCCTCGAAAACTAAAATACCCTCATATTGTTTATTATCACCAGGATATGTAAATTTTATATTATTTTGTGTAATTTTATTGAACATTGTAATACCTGATAGTATTTTTGTAGTATCCTCAACCAATTCCAAATATGTGTTAGAACTAGTAGACATTTGATTAACATCACTAGTTCCAGATGTAATATATATTGTGACAGGTCCATTAGTAGATTGGAATCCATCTGTACCATTATCAAAATCACCAGGATCGAAAAGAATAGTGTTCAACCTAGCTAAAGTTTGAATATAAGTTTGTTCTTGATTCACTAAACTTTGTGTTATACTTGAAATTCCATTTTGGAAAGACCCACGTTTTTTACTAACAAAATTAAAATAATTTTCTTTCAGAGTTCTTATTAAAGCCGGTGGTAAATTTTTAGAAGGTTCTGAAACATATTGAATAAATCCCTCGACACCATCTTGTATATTTTTTTCAAGTTGTGCAAATATTTCGTTGAATCTGTTTTCGACATTGTTCGGTTTTCCAAATAGAACCACATTACTATCGAGATTAACATATAATTTTCCTTGAGTATAATTTCTTTCTAACATCCACTGTTGTCTCACAGCATTATTGTATTGGTTAACAGTTTCTTTGGATTTGTTAACTACGTTAGTAAAATACGTTTGTGTCTCAGAAACTACTCTACCCATAAACGAACTATAACTAATTACACCTGTAGTAATACCACTTGTATTTGTTTCAGAACTTATTATATTACCTATCGTACTATTATTATCTTGTCCATTGTTTGCCGCGGCATTATTAGCCCCAGGTATTGGAGGTGGAGTTTGGCCCGCAAGAAAAAATTGGTCTAATATTTTCAAGTTATCTGCAGATTCTGTATCCGTAGTATCCGATCTATCGTCATAAATTTCAGTATTAGCATAGTAGTTGAATGTCAATGCATTTTGCAATTTATCAACAGATTCTTTTAAACCACTTCCTCCTACAAAGTTAAAACTCAAAGTAACATTAGCAATCATCGGTTGGACACCGATTCCTTCAGGATTAATATCCAATCCTTCGTATTGGATTTGGAGACCATTAGGTATAATTTTAGTGTTATAAAAATCACCAACCCTCAATACTAGTACAGGTGGAGCTCCAAACGATGTATTATTAGCATTATTATAAACTAATTCTCCCTTAGCATTTGGAGTCGTTTGTTTGACAGTTGGTATCGTATCTCCAGGTCTCATACATTGTTGCAAGAATGTTAATCTTGAATTCAATCCCTCTGGTGTCATGGAGTGAAATGACGGTTGAAAAAACTTCAACTTGTCTTTCAAATTATCAAAAACCATCGGTGTTTCAGCTTTGATTGTTTCAAAGTAATCACACTCAGACAATAATGCTCTAATAACTCTTTTGGTTATATTATCTCTCGGTTTCCATTCTTGAGTAACTTCTTCGGTTCTAACAGTTTCAGTAACAACATTACCAACCAAAACGTCAACTCTATTCGGTACTGGGTCAGATTTTGGGGCTTCTATTGTTGTTGACACACTTTTGATAAACGCCCTTCTACATGCCATTGCTGGCACGGTAAAAATGTCTTTCGAACCTGCCTGAATATCACCTCCTACAGCATTTTGGTCTTTGTCAGTGCAATTAAAGGTCCTACCTAAATCTGTTAAACTGTCGACATTGTATGAGTCTTGACCTGCAACACCTCTTTTAACTTGTGAAGAATCCGCGGTTCCTCCTGAACCATCAATAGTAGCTTCTTCACCGAGAGGTGTACCCCCCAAAACTAGTAATTTTTTTGGAGAAGAGTTAACGTATTTCGTAAGAGCGGGGTTATTATTAAAAAACTCAACCATTGACTGAATTCTTCTTCTTGATAATTCGAGGTTATACGCCTTTGTCGCTGGAGCAGAACAACTTGAATCGATATTAAGTGTTATTGTACCTGGATTGTTTATATCTGTTTCCAAAATTTTAGCTAACTCAACACAAAATTGTTCCGCAACTTTGAAATTTGGAGTTACTACAGTATCGAAAAATGTACTTGTCGCGTCTGCATTGGGTTTTGAGTTGTAATTATTTCTATTTGATGTTGATGTGTATGCACTGTAAAGTGGAACATAGTCGATATTTCCATTTGGTTTCGGGAAGTCATTTTCAAAGTACAATCCCAAATTAACATATTTCTCTATTAATGTTTTAACTTCATTATTAATAGTACCCTGAGAAAGCGCTGCTCCAGCCCCATTCGGAGAGTTATATCCTGTTTCAATTGTTTTACGAGTATATTCAATTTGTTCTCGAGTCATTTCTTTCGAAGAAATTGCTTGTTGTAACTCAAACAAATCATTGGGGTTTACTGTGACATATTTTTTAGCTAATTCATAGATGTCATATTTTCTGCAACCAGCAAAAAATGATTCTAAAATACTATCAACTCTTACCTTATTTGTTTCATTACCCAAAACTTTATTCACAATAACATTAAGAACTGATGGGTGGTCAACAACAATTTTCCAAGACAAAGACCCTCCTCTACTTGTATTTTTATATGTGTAGATTGGTTCTGGCCGTCCCAAGAAATCTGATGTATTCCAATTTGCACTCACGTTTTCACTAAATGTCAATCCATAAGGTGGAAACCACATTACTCTACCACCGTTAGGACCTCTTTCACAAACAGGTAAATCTGAGGTTGAAAATCCTGGTGTACTAGATGTCCTCCACGCCAAATTTTCCAATGAAAACATATATTTCTTAGCAACCGCATTATTGATTGTTCCAACAATATTTGTTGAACTTTGTCCACCCTCTTGTTTGTTTGGGACAATATTTAAGTTATATGTCTTGTCTAAAACAGAATAAGAAAATCTACGGTTTTCAGTAGTAATACCATCTTGTTTTTGTAAATCGTTGTATTGAAGATAAGGTAGGTCTTTAGCAAAAACACGGCAATATTCTGTACCAACTTCTTGTCCAATCGCTCCTTCGTAACGATAAACTCTAGATCCTTTGGTCAGTTCTTTATATCCATCATTGAATACTTTACTAACTTGGTCAATAGCATTTCCAACATGTTGAAGACGCTTGCCTCCTTGAGGTTGGCTATCAATTAATCTTTGAGTATTGTCAAGGATAGAACCTTCTTTAAGTGGGATTCCAACAGATTCTGTATTAACATATGATGAGGGTCTGAAGTCTTCATCTTGATTTGTAACCTCTCCGCCAATACCAACTTTTTTTCCTGCGTTATCTTTGTACTTTGGTGAAACCCAAGTAAAACCTCCTTCAATCCCTCCTCCATTACTATAAGTTGGCCCATTAGCCCCAAGTCGTATTGATTGACTTGGACCTTCATATAATTGAGCTAACTCTGATGGTCCATAAACTGGTGATTGTTGTTCAACACCAAATTGATTTACTGGAACCTGACCAGAAGGGGAAAAAATTTGAGATGGATTGGAAGTAATACTTCCGACATAAAAATTACTGTTATCTGAAACTGTACCTGTAAGTACTCCACCAACTCTTTGAAAAAAATTTCTTGGAAAATTTGGCTTATACCTGTTAAAGTCTATGTTTTTGAATAATCGAGACCTTTGACCCGCGCCCATGTTGTTAAACATGATTTGAGAACCAGTCTCTCCTCCACCCATCAACCGATTGACGAACCTTCCGACTCCACTTTCTCTAAAAGCGTTACCTAATTGTTGTATCGTTGTTGGTTGACCTAAAGTAATATTAGGATCGAAATATGAGCCAGGTATAGGTGATACTGGTAAAATACTACCACCAAGTCTTAATGCAAAATTAGCGGCCGCGAGTACTGGATTTGCCGTTACCGTGATAGTATAAACAGGTTCTATAATAGGTACAACACCCGTCAGTATATTAACTAAGTCAGTACCACTACTAACATTAAGAATGTTTGCTCTTCCTAAAGTATCTTGTCGTATTTGTGCTGCAATCCTTTGTTCGAACTCTCGTCTCAAAGTTTGAGCACCTAAGCGAGCAATAAATGAATCTTGGCTCAATAATCCATTATTTCCACTCGGATTTGGAGACAATAATATTGATAGAGGAGTATAATTTGAAGGTACAAATGTTGTTGGGTATGGTTGGTTATTATTATTATTAGTAGTGAGTGGTCTATTTAATGACCCAAAAAACTCCGCACTATCCAATTGAATTTGACTCCCATTCGAAAAAACATTAAGGGGTTTCCATTTTTGAGACTCAGGTAAAGATTGACCAACTATATTCGCGTCTTGATATCCGTACTCTCCCTCATTGGATTTAGTGTTTGATAACGCATTAGGATCTGGTACCTGTTCATATCCACCTTCGTTACCATATTGATTTAATGGATATAGTTGGTTAGCAAAAGATGGGACATCAATTAACTTATCGGGACTGTCTTGTACTGATGAATCCGACTGTACATATTCAGTATTGATAGGTTGCGTTGGTCTATTGGGAGCCTTAGCGTATGGTGTTAAGTTCCTAACAATAAGTTTTTTTCTAAAACCATCTGAATTTACAAAATCTAACGGACTTGCCATCTATATTTTTTTTATTTATAAATAGATTGTTTAAGGTTTTTTAATTCCCGAAATTAGTTGTTACTGGATTAAGACCTTTACCTTCATTCATTATATTTTTTACTAAATTTTTAAATTCATCTGAGTTAAATAACTTATAAAAAGCTTTGTCAATTGTTTGAGTATCGGTTCCTGCTGGAGCAGTGACTTCCAATTTGATTGTGCCACCTATATCAATCGTAGATTTCATCATGCCATCAGAGGTTGTAGTGTTTCGTATAACCTCTTGTACTTGTGTTTGTCTTCCCTCCAATAAACTAGATGTGGTCTGATTACCCGTCATTTGTTGAAGTGCTGTTTCTTTTTCAGTAATTTTTCCACTGATTTTATCTATTAATTTTGCTTCAATAGATTCGTCATTAGCATTCAATCGTATTTCTTTTGATGTTTCTTCCAAAGATTTGATAAAATCTTTTTCAACTTTACTAAGTAAATCACCAGATTTATTCAAGTAATCGGATATTGAGGTTAGGGTATCTTTATTCGTCGAAGTTAAATCATAATACAAAGATTTAAGATCTGAAATTCCAGTTTCTGTAACATCTCTGACACTTTTTGTACTTCCCATTTTTGAAAATTCCCCACCCACATTTGTTACAGTTCCTCGTATATCTTCTTTAGCCTGTAATATTGGTCCAGCACTAACAATTCCTCCAACAATTTTAGCACGTATTGCCGAAACATCACCTTTAATCACCTCAGAAGTACTCATTTGGGTTCTGGCAATTTCTTCCATGTCTTTTGGACGATCTCTCTGTTCTTTGATTAAATTTTCAAATTCAGTTTGAGTGATTTCCGCTAACTTCCTTGTTTGTTCTATCCCTTCTTCATTTCGTATTTTAACTTCATACTCACCACCCTCACCCATCTTTGCGATGTTTGCAAGATATTCTTTGTCTTCTTCTTTAATGTCAAGGCCTGCTGCCCCTACCGCAGAAATTCTTTTATCCGCCTCAGCTGCCGCCAATCCTAACTTGCTCATTTCTGCTGCACTTACACCAGTTTGAGTTTGTAATTCTTTTAATGTAAGAACCCCTTGTGGATTGATTTTGAATGTTTTTGTTTTTTCATCGAAATAGGTAAATTGTTTTGCAACATCAACTAAACTATCTTGTAGAGACCCTGGATCATTAATTGACGCGTTCATCAAAGCGAACGGGTCGACTAAATTTCCTGCGGCAACCCCGAGTCGTTGAAATGCTGCAGCAGTTTCAATTGCTCCTTCAGGGGATAATACTTTATCAGCAAGTTGAAAGGTTTGATTCATATCAAACCTCAACATAGACGCTTGGGCAGCCATTTTTGTTAACCCTAAAACCCCACCTTCAAATTGGTATCGGTTCATTTGGTCCATATTGTTGGTGACATCTCTCATTACTGTTTGAGCGTTTCCTCCAATACTTTGAATGTAGTTGACCGATTCTTCTAATGTATCTCCAATAGTTTCTATACCTGCTCCGGTATCTAAAAATGCTTTAGTCAAAGTGTCCGCCCCTAACTTCAAAACTTTTTGAGCAGCAAATAATTTTTCAACTTCTTCTGTAGAAGCCACGACGTTTCGTCTTGATTGTACAGCAACTTCACCAATTATATTTGCAACATCACCAATACTCCCACCCATTCTTGCAATACTTGGTGTAGTATCTGCCAGAGCGGTTTGGAGTTCGAGCATCCTCTGTCTCCCTTGAGTAAATAATTTATTTACATTATTAGCATATTCTGATAAGGCATCAGAGGATTCTATAAAAGTATTAGCATCAACTTTAAGTTGATTTAAAATATCTTCTTTGAGTTGTTCTATGGAATTCTTTTTGTCGTCAGTAGGCATAAATGAATAAATTTATATATTATAAATACAAAAGGACTGATTTTTCAGTCCTTTTTGTTTTCTTCTACCCATTTGTCCAAAAGATATTTTCTTATAAATAAGGGCATAATTAAAAAATCTTGATACGAAATATTCAACAACTTAGTCAAATAATAAAACTCATCTATTTGTGACTTTCTGTAATTAGAAGAAAGGGCGAAAAAAGTCCACCCCAAATCCAACATTGACTGTTAGCTTCTCTCCTGATGGGGCTATTACTGTTCTTGTTAAATCTAGTTTAGGTTCATTTTCATCCATGAACTTTCTTATATACTTGGAATCTGCTATTGGCATTTGTTCAATAAATTTTGCGATTTCTGATTTATCAGTCACTCCATTTATTTCAACTATTTGTTTGTTTAATCTCCAAGTAACTTTTGGTGCGGTTCTTCCTTGTGGGTATGAATCCGACATTTTCTGAACATCTAATATTTCACCATAACTCATAGGTTTTAACTTGACAGTAGTTTGAGACTTTGGTAAGGTGGTAATAAATGTCCCATCTTCTGAGGGTTGTTGTCCCTTTATTACGTCCAACTCATCTAACCTAACAGTGCTTTTGAATGTTTTTTTTGTAATTGGGTCAGTTAAGTTTAATTCCATTTCAGGTCCAAAAGCGGTATTTCTCAAAAAAATCAAAATTGCTTCGACATCACCTTCCATTAAATCTTCAACGCGAAGATCCGGTTCATATATTTTAGACCTCAACAAAGTTTGAGTCATGTCGTTTCCACCCGCCATTAAAATATTCTCATCATTAGCAGTTAGATATCCAACTTTAATTGATTTTTTCTTATTCTTGTAAAAGACTCCTTGTGTGGGTAAAGGAACAACATCGTGTGGTAACGAAAAATTTGTTTGACCGTGTTCTCTTGCTTGATTATCCATATAAAAATTTAACCGTAAAGTTTATTGCTTTACGGTTAAATATAAAGGTGATTGATTTTAAATAAATAGTTTATTAACAAATTAATAAACAAGTACGCAACGGTCCATTCTAAGTGTTGCATTGATTGTTGCTAATCCATCTTGTGCATAACTTAAAGAGTTAAAGTTTACATCGGTTAAGAAAGTACCATATAAAATCCACTTTTCTACAACAACACCAGTTGGGTCCAACATTTCGAGGTCAACATCTTTTTTATAACCTGCGGCATAACCCATACGACCTGTCACAGATTCAGCATGTAAACGAACCCACTCCATAAGAGCTTGAGCGGCAGACGGTCCAATCGGATCTCTAAACACCGCTGGAATTGTTTGCCAAGTGAATTTACCCGCAACATAAGTTTCAGTATTCAAGAAAGGAATAGCAACTGGGTTTATAACAATATGTGGTCTTGCTGAAGATTCAACAAACCATTCATTTATACCAAGAGATGAAGGAAACCTTAAGATAAAACGATTCTGTCGTTTTGGTTCGTAAGGAATCGGCATTTTCATTAACAAATCAGCCATGAGTTTTTAAATTTTTTGTTTTTGTTATTTTATTGATAAATATATCCTTTCACAAAAATTTTTCTGTTTACTTTTTTTTTGAAAGATATATCCTTAATTAACTTCCTGCTTAACTCCTCCAGCAGTAGAATAAGTCTTTACTATATTATCTGGTTTATTTTTAAAGTGCTTTTGCATTACTTCTATATTTTTCGGATCATCGTCACTAAATCCTATAGATAAATTTTTTGGATTGAATTTATTTGCAATATCCTTTTTTAAGAAAGCTTTTTTATTCAGGACTGCAGCCATAGCTTTAATGTAATTTACAAAATCTTCCATTGCCTCAACCTTTGCTTCTTCGGGATTTACAGCACCTTTGTCATCACCGAATGATACTGGATGATATTTGTTAAGTTCTAAGTATGACTTAATTAATTCTTCGTCCGTCATTTCATCCTCACCCACAAAAGACCTATATTTTTTAAGATTTTTAACTAACTCATCTTTGTCAATACCTTTGAATCCCTCTATAATATAATTATAAATTGCTTCTTTTATAGTGTTTGGGTTATGTCCTCTCGCAGTAATTATCGCAAATATTGAACCATTATTAATAGCTTCTTTGAAATCATCGAAAGCCGGTCCCGTTTTTGCTCTCATTGCGTCCACCAAAAAGTCTTTATCACCTTCCGTTCTAAAATTTCTAAATGGTGAATCACTATATCCTACAATTGTATTACCTTTATAACTGAAGGGTTCTTTTCCTATCTGATGTCTGAACTCAGCGAAGTCATCAGTAGACATTCCAAATTCATTACCACTCGCATCTTGTACTAAAATTTTAGTCGGCATATGAACTATATTGTCGTCCCAATCGAACGCATAATATTTTAAGTCTGGTGTACCTTCACTTTTAAATCCTTCTGTAAAAACTTTTTTCATTTGGCTAAATGGGGGGGTTCACCCCCCATATTTAATTTGTTAGATATTTTCGAACGAAGCTCCTGTTGGAGTGATAAAGAATTCGATATCGATGAATTCTAATGCCTTCGTTGGTTTTAAGTATATCTTACCTGTTAATGTATTTCTATCTAAATCTTCAGGGGTGGAAGAAACGGTTACTCTGAAGTCATAAAGACCTCTATCTCTTCTAATTGAATCTAAGATAGGGTTAACACTATCCAAGAATTGTTGTCTAACGATTTGGTCGTTTTGTTCAAACAACAATCTTACCGCTACTGCTGAAATTAACTTTCTTGCTTGAAGTAACAATCTTCTTACGTTTAATCTGTTAAGTGCGGTATCAGCAACTTGTAAAGTTTTGTTACCCCAAATTACAGTTCCTACATCAGAGAAAGTTGCGATCGGGTTAATTCTGCCTTGATATAAAGTATCTCTATCTTCTTGGGTCAACTTAACTCTTGCTTTGATTGAGTTTACAAGACCTCTTGTGTAACCCGCTGAAGCGAACCAAGGGAAAGCGATATTATCTGTCAATGCCAAGTTTCTACAAACTTCACCTGTTGCAGGTAAGTAGATTTGTGTGTTATTAACCGTATCTCTTGTAAGAATCCAAGGATAGTAAGTTGCGGTATAGTTAGAATCGATACCTGTGTTATCCAAGTTGTCAACAGCCTCTTGAGGATAAATGATATCCTGTGGATTAGTTGCGTCAGGAGTATACATGTTGTAATCAGGAGTAGTCGCAATGTAAACTGAATCTGCTCTTGAGAATTGTACCATGTCGATAGCTTCTTCTACAAGGTTTGAATTGTTTACATAATCAATACTTGATGTTGCAAATACGTTGATGTTAGTTGATTCAGGATTTGCGAATGTCAAGATACCAAGTAAGTAAGCATAGTAGTCGGTGTTTGCAAAATCTTGAGTATTGTTTTGAACTACAATTCTTTTGAATAGACCATCACCAGTTGCATTTGGATATCTTGTTGAAGCGGATGCTCCTGCCAAGTAACCTGCAGCTCCCAATTGGAATCTATCTTGGTTAGTTCTAAACTCTCTATAGATATCCCATCCATCAAATCCACCCGCAAAACATACTGTATATTTTCTTGAATAAATAAAGTAGTAGGGATTTTCTTGAGTCTCAGGATCTTTTGTAAAGTCAGCAACACCACATTCGAATGCTGTCTGACCACTCGTAAGTGAAGAGTTAGAAATCGTAACAACGGTAGCACCTGAGTCCATGTGGAAACCTTTACTTAAATAATTCCAAGTTGCACCTTCAACAGGTAATGGAGAATTCACCCAATTATTAGGATTTTGTGCTCCTTTGTACTGTAAGAATGAATCATCAACACCAAATTGACTCGAGAAACCTAAATAACTTCTTCTAACGATGTCTCCCGAAGATTCAGTTACCTCACTTGGTGCTCCAAAAGGAGGGTTGTAAATTACTTCACCAGGAAAATAATATTTTGTTTTGAAAATTGGAACTGGTGAAGGATTTGTTACAGATGAGTATTCTCTTTGATTGTATCCGTAGAAACCACAAGGAATTGCATCAACAGGTGCTTCATCAGCCATTTCGATCATTATGTATCTTGAAATTAAAGCGTATTCACCATCAGTTGAACCTATTTTCTTAGCAACGAAGTTGTTGGATAATGGGTCCATGTTACAGTTAGTAAATTTCTCTATAACAACTGGGTTCGCGTCAGTGTCGAAGAAATTTCTCACCAAGACATCAAATGTCATGTTATTGAAAGATAAATTAGAAATTGAAACTTTTACTTCTGTGTTCGCCGAATTACCGTCGGAAATTGAAACGAATTTGAATAAATTGTAAACTTTATTACCTCTCAATTCAGAAACTAAAAATGGTGTACTTGGTGCTTTGTATTGTGTAACATTGTAAGCGATTGATGATGGGTCTTGAGTTCTTGCACTTGGTAGAGCAATTAAATTACAATTCAATCCACGAATATATCCTTGATTGTAAGCGTATGCCAAAGTACTTGGGTAAATTTCTTCAACATATACAGGAACCTCATTTCTTGATTTACCGAAATTATCAACACCCAATACCTTAGTGATATATTTCGAAGACAATGCTGACATCGAGGTTTCAAAAGAGAAATTGTCTCCATCTTTAGTTACACCTGAAATTAAGAAAGATTCGAACGGAGATTGTGTTACCCCTGAATATTGTTCAGTACAAACTAATTGTAAATCGGTTAATCCACTTACTTCATATATTGGGCCATGATTGTCACTTGTTGCACTGTTAGTAAATAAAGATATACCTCTAGAACGTAAAGTTGCAACAACCATGTTGTTGTATTCTGAATAAGCAGTACCTGAATAAGTGTATGTGTTACCTGTAATAGTACCACTAAAAGTTGATGACGACCCTGAAGTTAACGAACTCACATTATAGAAAAACGAATATCCTGAATAAGCATTTCCTGAGGTAATATCAAAGTTAGCATAAAACCAAGGATCATTCGAGTCTGATGACAAGTCATTAGTCGCTATGTTGACTGTATCACATCCGTACTCATTGATTACATTTGAATAAGTTGCAGTTAGGGTATAAAAGTCATTCTCTGGAAGAACACCATAAACAACCGAAGTGTTTGCTGACAATGATGGATTATCAATTATATTGTTCAAATTACTTGTAAAATCCAATGCCATAGTTGATGTGCTACCATCAGACAATCTGTATTGATTATTGATGTACGCTTGAACTATTGGAGGAAGTGCCCCACCAACAAACTCAATTGTGTTTCCTGTTGAAGACCCTGTAAAGTCTACCGAAAATGGTACTCCAGTCACAGGACTGAATCCAACTGTTGAAGGATCAACGTTCGCTACTACCTTAATACTCCAAGAAGGTCCGGCGTCATAACCTGATAAACCTAATACTCTTGTAACAAAAAGTTGGTTAGATTGTTGTAAATATGATTTTGCGATGTATGATGCTTCATACTTAGGAATTTGTGTGTTTATAAATTTTGTAGGTTCAGTCCCCCCAAAATATGATTGAAACTCATCGTAGTTTGTGATGAAGATAGGTTCGAAAGCAGGGCCTTTAATTGTTTCTCCCACTAAACCTAACGTAGTCACACCTACACTTTGAGCCACAAATGATAAGTCAGTTTCAGACGTATATACTCCAGGTGATACGTATACCTTTTGATTTACTTGTGTTGCTTGAAAAAACATAGTTCAAAATTATTGTTAGCAAATTTATTTTAATGATAAATATTCATATCTAACTGAAAAAACTTGACTTTTGAATATCTATTTGTAAGTAGTATGATTTTATTCTACCTTTTTTCTGCCTATGAAAACAACTAAAGAAATAAAGAATATTAAAATTTCCCCCGAATCCCACGAGATATTAAAAAACTACTGTGAAAAGCGTGGGGTTAAAATCTATAAGTTTTTGGAAAATCTTATTATAGAAAAGTGTAAAGAGAAGAAAGATATATACGGGGAGGATTAAACCAACTGAGATTCAAACTCAATTTTTGATTCTAAAGTGTTGTCAGTCTTGACCACATCTATTCTTAAAATATCATTCGTATTGATTTGAATTAGTGTAACGTCAGTTCCAAAATAGTCTTCATTTATATATACATCAAAACTATCAACATTTGTAGTACCAACTAAAGACATATTTGCTCTAAAATCAATGATTTCACTTAAGGTATTATTACCAATGATATACAGAAAATTGGATAAAAAATCATTAGGATTTTTTGGAAATTTTGGTCTCCTTCTCTTTAACACGGTATTATCTAATTCCATAATTTGAGCAACTCGAGAAATTGCCGGTTTGACTTCAAATTCTTCTTCATCAATCAAATAACCCAACATAGTAAAGTCATAAGTCTGAATAAAATATTTTCTTGCATCCATCTGCATTTGTGACTCGTCAGATATATTTTGTAAAATAATCGGAACATATTGACCTTTAATAAAAGTGTAGGACTGCCGAGAAGAAAACTTTTGCATCACAATTTTATTGAGTTGATTAAGTTCTCTCATTCTATTACATACAATCTTCACACTATAGTTTATATCAACAGGTACTGGTTGAGGTATTGTGTAAATGTCCATACCTTGTTCATTTCCATTCCAAGTTGGTACAGAAGCATAATAGAATTGTTTTCTGTTAGGTATAGTATATTGTAAAGACGGATTAGTACCGAATTTAACTTCAGGTTGTCTAACAACAGTTATAAATGGAGGTTCCGGATTGAAATCTAAGTTGGTAAATAAAGCAGTCTCTACATATTGAGACCAATTTTGAGTTGTTATAATAATATCGACCATAGGAATTATTTTCCCCGCAGTCACAACTTGAAGGTCACCCTTAACAAAATCTAACATACCTCTATCCAAATCAGCGTGTAATACTGACTTAGGTAAATAAGTTCCATCTTTATTTATAAACTCAAGGAGCTGTTCTCTCCTCGCGGATAAAGTTTTCTTTGGAACTAAAGGTAATGTGGGTTTAACTTGTTTTGGTAAAGGCATTTTATTTTTCGTCTAAATCTTCAGAGTTATCGTGTCCACATTTATGACACAAGTACGGATCATCACCACCATCAGATAATTCCCATGACCATCCACAATTATCACAAATAATTTCTCCGTTAGAGACCATTTCTATGATTTTATTTAATTGTGTTTCAGTGATAATATATTTCATTATATCCCCCTAAATTCGTTTTCACTTACATAAGTGGCAATAACAGTTCTATAGAAAGGTTTGTATCCACCATAGGTATGTTTATTATCTGATTTTACATATCCATCATCACTAACAACATAATATCTAACTCGGTCTTCAGATTCATAGTATCCAAAATAATCCCCCATGAATATTTCAACACCCAAATCATCTAAAGTTTTTTGATAGATACTAAACTTCATATTTCCAGGCTCTTGTTGCTCAATTTTAGAAGTTCCAATATTTTTATTAGTTGGAGCCATAACTTGAACTAATCCTTTTAATTCAACAGGTGCAAGAAACTGTATCCCATCTTCTAACACTTCACCATAAACATCATCAGTTTTGGTCTTTCGTCTATCTATACGATAAAGAACTACGGTGAAATTCATGTCACCAATCAACCATTCTTCACCCATACCAATATCTAAACTATAATCTTCAGCCCCGAAGAATTTACCTAATCTTGAAATTGGAACTAACTTTTCTCCCATTATATAATATGATTACCTATATGTTGATAAATACTCAGTTTATAACTATATTTAAGGCAAATATTTTTCTTATAGATGGATGTAAGTCTAGAATCGAAAGCATTATCACTATTGGAATCTTATGAAGGTGGAAATAACTATTTACTTGAACTCAAACGAAAGTCACAAATAAATAAAAAGTTTTACCCAACAAGAAGCCAATCTGAGTATATAATCAATAACCATAAAAACCAACCTAAGGTTGCAAAGAAGTGGGTAATTTTAGACGCATACTTTGCCAAAAAATTAGCCGATGATAAATTATACACCGTGATACCTGACAAAGTATGGGTTGAAAAATTATTGTGTGACACAGAAAAAGCATTTCACATTTGGGGAAGAGTTTTCGAAAGTGAAGAATTCCACGATTTTTGGTTACCGAAGGCGGCAATTATAAAAGACAATTCAGTCAAAGATGTTGTAATTGATTACGAAAAATATTCTCACAGACCCCCACTTCAACACCAAAAAGAAGCAATCCAAAAACTTGTTGAAAACAAAAAATACATATTGGCTGACGATATGGGTTTAGGAAAGACCACATCAACAATCATTGCAGCGTTAGAAACAAGAGCTAAAAAAATCCTTATCATCTGTCCCGCAACTCTAAAGATTAACTGGAAACGAGAAATTGAGAATTATTCAGAAAGACCGATATTCATATCGGAAGGAAAAACTTTTAGTACAGAACACGATTTTGTTATTATAAACTACGACATTATTAAAAACTTTCATGACACTAAGAAAAAAGATGAATCGCAAGTTATTGCTGCCAATTTTGATTTGGTGGTCGTTGACGAAGCTCACTATATTAAGAATCCTACGGCTCAAAGAACAAAATTAATAAATGACATTGCCAAAAGTGTTGATAGATTATGGTTGTTGACAGGTACACCGATGACATCGAGACCTATGGATTATTTCAATCTATTACATCTTATTGAGTCACCCGTAGCAAAAAATTGGATGGCTTATGCTATCAGATATTGTAGTGGATATCAGTTTAATGTAGGAGGACGAAAGGTTTGGAACGTGACAGGTTCATCCAATTTAGAAGAGTTAAGAGACAGGACGACAGGTCTTGTACTACGACGACTAAAAGAAAATGTTTTGGACTTACCTGAAAAAATAATTACTCCCGTTTATCTTCGATTGAAATCCAAAGCGTACGAAGAAGTTATGGGAGAGTATTATGATTGGTACGATAAAAACCCTGAAGAATCAAAATCATTGACAGTTCAGTTCACCAAACTTACCAAAGTACGACAAATCATTGCGGATGAAAAAATACTTCAGACAATTGAAATTGCCGAAAACATTATTGAACAAGATAAGAAAGTAATTATTTTCTGTAACTTCACCGACTCTCTAAATAAGATTTGTCAACACTTCGGAAAAACCGCGGTCAAAGTGGATGGTTCAATGTCCAAACCTGAAAGACAGCGTAGTGTAGATAGTTTCCAAGAAAATGATAAAGTCAAAGTATTTGTTGGTAACATTAAAGCTGCGGGTGTTGGTTTAACCTTAACCGCAGGAGAAGCGGTAATCATGAACGACCTATCATTTTTACCATCAGACCATGCTCAAGCAGAGGATAGAGCATATAGATATGGTCAAAAAAATAACGTCTTGGTTTATTACCCGATATTCGAAAATACCATCGAAGGAATCATCTATGACATACTAAATAACAAAAAACAAGTCATAGCAACTGTAATGGGTGATAACCTAAATTCCTCCGACATGGCTGAAGAAATTTTGAAGAGAATAAACGAAATCAGAAAATAAACTGATTTTGTATTATTTATAGTAAAATAAAGCCAACAATGAATAAGACAGAAGAGAAGATTCAACAACTCGAATTACAGATTGTAGAACAAAAAGTGACGAGGGAAAAAGAGTTGTTAATCACAGAAATGAAAAAAATTGGAATAGAGAAGTTACCCTATTCGTACTCAGCCCTCAAACAATTTATCGACCCCGAAACAATGGATTTCCATTATAACAGACATTACAAGGGGTATGTTGATAAATTAAATGATGCTCTCTCCAAGAAAAAATATGGAGATTTGGAGTTAGAACAAATAATCAAAACTATAAGTCGATTTGACAAAACAATTAGAAATAATGCTGGTGGGGCATTTAATCACGCATTGTTTTGGAACATGTTAACACCTGAACCCAAACGACTCAAAGGTGATTTACAGAAAAAAATTATCAAGGAGTTCGGTAGTTTCATTTTGTTTAAGAAAAAATTTGAAGAAATAGCTAAAGAACGATTTGGTTCAGGATGGGTTTGGTTAGTTTTAACAGGTAGAAACACTTTGAAAATCATGTCTACTCCAAATCAAGATAATCCTTTGATGAATATTATTGAAGGTGGAGGATTTCCATTATTAGGTTTGGATTTATGGGAACATGCATATTATCTAAAATATAAAAACAAAAGAGATGAATATATTTCTAACTTTTGGAAAGTGGTCAATTGGGAATTTGTTTCCAAACTATATGAAATGAAAACCCAAACAAAACTTTTGGAATCTATTGAAATGAAAAAAATTATCAAAGAATTCAAGGAACCAAAATTTTGTGATTCAAATGAAATTACTTTTTATAAAGAACTAATCAACAATCCGAAGATAAAAAAATTATACCAAGATGGTGTTACTGATGTTTTAAAAAAAGTATTTCATGAATATTGGGTGGAGAGTAACAAGAAAGAAATGTCAGGATTTTATGGGATTGAATCCGACAGTGCTAGATCTGTTTTGAATAACCTGAACACTAATTTCAATACCTTTTGTTTATTGACAAAAGCAATTAACAGACAAATTGAGTCAATCAACAAACCAAATAAAAAATTCGATTTTTCCATCAAAGAAAAACGAACGATTAATGAGGTAAATAGACTTATTACAGCTTTGGATTATTTCAAAAAAGAAATTTTTACAAAAAACAACGAAGATTTTGTAAATATTGTAAGTGTGTTATTGAAACTTTGGGATAGAGGACAAAAATCCGAAGATAAAGTTCTTTCCAAGATAGAACAATATTTTGGTAAAAATTCGTCAGTTGAAAAAATAGGGGGTCATGGTCAAAAGAGTGATGCATTTAAAGGTATTGATTTGATTGTTAATATTGATGGTAAAAAACATACCTCTCAAGTTAAACCCTTTTCTTCCATAAAAAAAGAAGGTGACAAAATCACAGTTATAGACACTGGTAATGTTAAACCATATAACGTAAACTGGATGATATTTATTAACACGAAGTCTAATAAAATTCTAATCTTTGAAAATAATCCAATAGAGAGTCGTGACCAATATGTTTTTGATGCATCATCTCTGATTCACGAAATAGATTAACTAAGATATTTATATTATATGTCAGCGATACCAGAACCAGAACGAAGTAGGATATACACTAGAATAAAACACCAATTAGGTGCACCACTTAGAAGTGTTGAACTCGAAGACGAGATGTTAGACTCACTAATGGAATTGGCTATAGGAGACTATGAAGAATATATACTCCAATGGTTAATCGATTCCCAATGGGTGAACCTTGTAAACTTGAACATGAATGAAAGGTCCGTTGCTAGAGCTTTGGTGACTCGAACAATGGATTTTGAACAACAATTTAGTTATTCATATTCTAAAATTGTTGGCCTTCAAACCGAAGGTCCGTGGGTTTTAAAGAAAGATTATTTCATTTTAAGTGCTAACACACAAACTTATGAAATCCCCGCAGGTCGAGAAGTTAACGAATTATTATGGTTTTCTAACCAAGCTTGGACGGCATTTGGATTGGGAGGTCTTGGTGGATTTGGATTTGGTGGTATCGGATTAGGAGCCAATGAAGCGGGTTACGCTCAAATGGGTTATCAAGGATCTTATTTCATGATGTCAGGTTTTGATTACTTAATTAGAATGCAAGAGGCAAATATCCTTAACAGAATCTTGGGTGGTTCTTTAACCTATAGAATTACAGGTCTTCCTGACGGTAAAAAACTCATTCACTTATATAATACCCCTGGTGGTAAATTCAATTGGTCGAACTATAACCTTTATGTTGGTAAAGCTGTATGGTATTGGTATTACGATGTTGAGCCAGATAGTCGAGCCGACTGTTTGAAAAACAATCCTGATATTATTAAACTTCCAACCGACGTTCCAATCGAAGAGTTAACTTGGACGGACTTGAACGTACCAGGTCAACAATGGGTCAGAAGATGGTTTACAGCGTATTGTAAAGAAACACTGGCTAGAGTGAGAGGAAAATACTCAGGTAATCTTAAGACTCCTGATAGTGAAATTACAATGGACTATCAGAGTTTATTAACCGAAGCTAAAGATGAAAAAACTAAATTAATTGAAGAATTGATT